ACCTTTTATAGAAAAAGACTACTAGCGCTAGGAGTAACGATACTTATGATTACAAGCCCCGCAGGTGTAAAGGCCATCGAAGGCCACGAAGGACTAGAGCTAACCGCGTACCAAGACGTAGCCGGTCACTGGACTATCGGATTCGGACACATCGGATCGCAGTACGCCTTTGAGGGTTCAGTCATCACTAGGGCTAAAGCTACCAAGCTCCTCAAGGAAGACTTGAAAGACGCTGAGAACGCCGTCAACCGCTACGTAAAAGTACCACTCAACCAAAAGCAATTTGATTCCCTAGTCTCCCTAGTGTTCAACATCGGCGCTGGAGCGTTCGCTAGATCAACCCTGTTGAAGAAACTAAACAACAAAGACTATCTAGGCGCTGCCGATGAGTTCCCTAAGTGGCGTAGAGCCGGGAACAGAGTCATCAGGGGCCTAGTAATCCGTAGAGCTAAAGAGAGGATCATGTTCCTAGAAGGAACTAAAGATAGCTGTAAAGCACACCTCCCTAGTAACCTAGAACCAGATATCCCCGCTAAGGAGCCTATAAGCTCGTCTAAGCCCATCCAAGCTCTAGGGGCTACCACGGTAGCGGGTACACTGGCCGCTGGCTCTGAGATGGCCGCTCCGTTGGCTGGTATCAACGATTACCTCATGGTTCTGTGGGTAGTACTCTCCGTAGCAGCTATCGTCTATTTCATCTACTCTAGAAAAGAGGACTAACTCTCAGATGCCTACGATTGATATTTCCGAATCCCTTATTAACCCGTTCTTTAATACGGGTCAGAGGAAAACGCTTAGAGAGCTAATAAACGTAGTCTATCAAAAGACGATTGAGGCTATCGTAGAAGACCCGTCTGTTCTAGGCATTTACCTAGATAACCTAGAGGACGTAGACGTACCTAGCCCTAGCGATAAGAACACACTTGTATACGACTCAGTTACAAGTACGTGGGTTAGCGGGTATCCGTATGCACCTGTTATATTTATAGTAAGCGGTGCTTTTGAGTTGACCTCTGTACAAGCAGGTACGTATGCTATTGCCAACGGTACAGGCGAAGACCCACTGACTATGCAAATCACTACCGATGAAGACGGAGAGTGGGAAACTGGTACGGAGATTACGTTTCAGCAAGCCGGTGTATTTGCTATTAACTTTGAGGCCAAAGCCGGAGTTAATCTGTTCTATAACGCTAACCTGACTCCAGTATCTAACGGAGCATATTCAGTAGTGGGGTTGAAGAAGATAGGGAATAATGCGTGGGTGTTATACGGAGATTTAGTGCCAGCCTAAATAAAAAACTAAAGGTAACAAACACACTAAAATGAGCCAACTAGAATCTTTCATCAAAAAGCACACGCTGCTGTGTCTAGAGACTAAGCGTAACTCGCTAGGGGATTTGGTTATCGGGTATAACCGTCCTAGTATCCACCCTAAAGAGACAACCACGGTAGAGACAGCTAACAAGTGGATTATCCAAGATATAGAGAAAGCACGTAAAGAGCTGGATAAGAACTACCAGATGGGTCATAACGAGCCGTGTGTGTTCTTGTTGTTCCACCTTAACCGTAAACGGTGGGGGGCGTGTAAAGCCGTACTTGATTTGATTAAAAATGGGGAGTTAACTAAGGCAGCGTTGGCTATTACTAACGCTAATTGGTTCTCTAAGAATGTGGAGCTAGGGGTGTTAATAGCTACCAAAGTCGCTAAAGGAGAGGAATCTCTATAACTATGGCTACCAGTAAGAGTGACGTAAAGATTGATAAAGCTGTACAGAACGTAGCGTCTAACCCTGATGAGAACTGGACAGGTAAAGTCCTAGCGCTTTATGGTCAAGGACGTAAAGACCTAGCTATATGTAAAGAGCTGGGCATGACTAAGCGCCAGTTTGAAATGGCGATTAACTCATCGAGTGGTTTTAAGGACATGGTAGAGTTTGGACGAGAGTTGTCTCAGAACTTCTGGGAAGAACAATCGCGCCTAAACCTAGAGAACAAAGAGTTTAATACCACGTTGTATAAGATGCACATGCAACAGTTCCACGGGTGGAGTGATAAAGCAGAGACGAAGGGATCACAGACCCTCTCAGCGTCGGATATTGATAAGCTCAAGCACCAAGTAGTAGACCGTCTCCCAGAGCTTATGAAGCTGGTAGAGGGATCAGCAACCTCCGTAACTAAGAAGCTAGAGAACGTAGACACCGATAATGACTAGCTCTGCTGGAGTCTTTGTCTTTGGCAAAGAGATTGATCTATCCAAGTTTGGAGAGATAGACAAGCCAAGGGTCACTGTGATGGATGACGCCGGAAAAGAGATAGGCACAGCAGCCTCCGAGTCTTCATCGTTGCAAGAGATTCTTCATCTTGCAGATAAGATTGAGAACGCATCCAAGTACGGTGGGTTTAAACGGCTATTTACCCCCGGTACTAAGTACGGTATTGACAAGCTACCACGCCACGCTTTGTTCTTTAGTGCGGGTAAAGACTACTACGAGCGCTATTGTTCTTGGGCAAATCAAACAGGAAAAACCACGTCCCTTTGCGTAGAGCTAAGCGCTCACCTCACAGGCCAATACCCGGACTGGTGGGAGGGACGTAGGTTTGACAAGCCTATTACTGCGTGGCTAGCGGGTAAATCCCACGAGCTTACCCGTAATATCCTACAGAAAGAGATGATGGGTGATCTCTCTCAGTGGGGTACTGGAATGCTCCCTGCTGATACTATCCTTAAAACATCCTCTAAGAGCGGTGTAACGGGTGGAATAGATACGGTGTGGGTTAAGCACATATCGGGAGGTGTATCATCGTGTGCGTTTAAGTCTTACGATCAAGGACGAGAGGGCTTTGAAGGCGCTCGTATTGACTTTGTAGGTCTTGATGAGATGCCCCCGGCTGATATCTACTCAGAGTGCTTCACTCGTACTATCACGAAAGGCGGGATGATAGTCCTTACGGCTACTCCCCTAGACGGACTGACCCCTGTTGTCCTTTCGTACTACGGGGAAGCAGATATCCTCCCTGATGATATCGACGTACCGAGTGTCATCCAGACAGCTAAAGCAGATCACAAGCGAGAGCGAGATGAGAAGATCAGGCAAGGAGAGAAAGTCCCTAAGAGGACTTCTAAGGCCGTTATCCTTGCAGGTTGGGACCACGCTCCGTGGCTAGAAGAGGATGCAAAGGTACGTGTACTAGCGGCTACTCCGCCTCACCTTAGATCGGCTAGGTCTACAGGTATCCCCGGAGATGCGGGTGGACAAATCTATCCAGTACCTCTCTCTGATATCACGATAGAAGACTTTGTAATCCCTAATCACTACCGCCTAATCAATGCTTTGGACCCCGGCTGGAATAACACGGCAGCGGTATTCGGGGCACTCGACCCTGATACAGATACCTTGTACATCTACGCTGACTACAAGCGAGGAAAGGCAGAACCTATTATCCACGCAGAGGCTATGAGGTTGAAGTCTAGGTGGAAAGACGCTCCGTGTATGATTGATCCAGCAGGTATGGGTCGCTCTCAGGTAGACGGTAAACAAGCGTTTAATATGTACAGAGGCCACGGCATTAAGGCTATATCAGCAGATAACTCAGTTGAGGTAGGTATTGCTGATGTGTGGGAGAGAATGAGCACAGGCCGTCTAAAGATATTCAAGACGTGTAAAGCCCTTCTCTCTGAGATTACTACGTACCGAAGAGATGTAAACGGTAAGATCATCAAAGACAACGATCATTGCTTGCACCCGGACACGGATGTTTGGACAGATCAGGGGTTGATCCCTATTAAGGACTTGGTAGGTAAAGAGGGTAGAGTACTTACCGTAGGTGGGGAGTATGTCCCTTTCACTAATGCTCGTATGACTCAACGAGACCAAGAGATTGTGAAAGTTGAGTTTGAAGATGGCACTTCAATACTGTGTACCCCGGACCACAAGCTACTTGCCCACGATGGATGGGTTGAAGCAAAAGACTGTAAGGGTAAGGCAATATATGATGCAGCAGCTACAGCAGCGGGTACAGGGCTTAATGCTTATGGCCTTGTCGTAAACGTACTACCATCGGGGAAAAGCGACGTATATTGCTTAGAAGTCCCTACCACGAACTGCTTTGCCGTCAACGGAGGATATGTAGTACATAATTGCCTAGATGGACTACGCTATTGTGTTCGTGGTATAAAGTATGCTAAGTCAAAACAAATGGCTCAATCTAGTTTATCGGGTTCTTTCTCTACGAAAGGCGGCTCGGGTATCAAGTATTTCTAAAGGAGTATTACAGGACTATTATGAACAACACTGAGCCGCAAACACTAGATGCCTCTTACGCAGGTGAAGAAGACCAAGCCCTACAAGAAGAGTCTAACCTCGATGAGAACGGCGAGGAGATGGTCTGTCTTTCCGAAGAGGAAATAGCTGAAGCCAAGCAGATGAAAGAGGAAGAGAACCAAGCGATCCTTGCGTCTCTAGCCTCTGAGATCGAGTCTATGTTCCGAGAGCGAGACGGAGACTTGTCTACTAAGCGCCAAGAGTGGATTGAGTCTATGCGTTTGTATCTGGGATCACTTTCCTCTGACCGTCAGTTGAAGTCTTCAGATAATCCTAGCTACAATCAACAAGTTACACAGAAGCCTAGACACAATCTAGTCAGGTCTAAGTGTGCCGTTGCTATCTCCAAGAGCGTGTCTTCTTCGTTCTCTGGTGGTGATAAGAACTGGAACATCTCTCCGACCCCTGCCCCTGAAGGCGACGAGTACCTGATGACTGTCGCATCAAACGCGATGGAGAAAGAGATTGAGGATCAACTAGAGGAAGAAAACTACGGGTACAAATCCCGACTAGCGATGGAAGATCGAGTCATTCTAGGTACGGGTATCTTGAAAGGTCCGTTGCCTGCTAGAGACTCTAAGCTGGGTTATGTGATGGAGCAAGGACCAGACGGCATCCCTGTAGCTATCCCAGAGTACAAGGTCCGTGATCGCCCTATTATCTCTAGGGTTAATCCGTGGATGTTCTTCCCCGATACAACGGTTAACGATATCAGGGATGGTACCGCGACTATCGAGCTTCACCCGATGTCTAACTTGCAAGTCAGGAAACTCCAGAACAATCCGGGGTTCTTTCCTGAAGCGGTTACCTCGCTCTTGTCCAATACTCCGGTAGGCTACGCTAACGCTACGCTCTCTGAGTATTCTTCCCTTACTAATTCCGGCTCCCAGTTCCTAAAGGATAAGTACGCGGTGCTTGAGTACCACGGACCTATTACAGTAGATCAGCTAGGTGCTCTAGGTATCAAGCCCTCCTACGATCCACTAGGCGACGTTTACTTTGGTGAGGTGTGGGTGTGCCAAGGTATCGTGCTACGTGTGGAGCTAGAGGCTATCACAGGCTTGTACGAGTCCCCGTACTCTATGTGTGCTTGGGAGAAAGACCCTAACTCTCCGTTTGGGTTTGGTCTGCCACAGATCATCAAAGACCCGCAGCGCATCGCACAGGTCACTCTGGATATGATGCTAGAGAACGCCTCTAACTCATCCGGCCCTATCGGTGTGTTGAATAAAGAGTACATCGCACCTACTGATGGTGACTGGACTATCCGGCCTAATAAGCTGTTCTTGAATACTGATTACACGTTACAGAACATCGACCAAGCAATTAAGTTCTTTAACGTCCCCAATATGACAGAACAGATGTTCCCGATCTTGAACTTCGCTAGAGAGGTAGCGCAAGAAGAGTCCACTGTCCCGATGATGTCTCTCCAGTCGAGTAGAGTAGGCTCTGATTCGGCTACAGGCATGGCTATTCAAGAGCGTAACGATGATATCGTTTCTGACTTCAAGAACGAGGAATGGGACGATCAGATTGTTGAACCTCTTATCTCTAGGTTCTATCACTGGAACATGCAATACAACGCAAAGCCTGAAATTAAGGGAGACTTCGACGTAGATGTTAAGTCATCCTCCGAGTACAGGAACCAGCAGCTCGCTATCCGAGACCTAGAGAAACTCTCAGTAGAGAGCGCACAGAATCCCGAGCTGGCTAAGGTTATCGACCAGAAGGCGCTACAGACGGCTAGGTTGTCTAACATGCACATCCCGAGCAAAGGGATCATCAAGTCCGCTCAGCAGATGCAAATGGACGAGGAGCAAGCCGCACAGAACCCGCCACCGCCTGATCCGGCTATGATGAAGATTCAGGTAGAGATGGGTCGCCTTGAGGTAGACAAAGAGAAGATCGCCCTTGAACGGGAGAAGATGAACTTTGAGATGCAGTTCCAGCAGCAGCGTGAAGAGATGAACCACGCCGAGCGCATGGGAGCGAACTACATGCGAGAGCTGGAGGTT